TAAAAAAAGTTTGGGTTTACCCCTTGAAACACGCCGATGCTCTAGCCCCCTATATAAGTGTAACGGCGAAGTTCCACTGAGCCGTAAACGGCAGGCTAAATGCCTGCCGAGATAACTTATATGCTTTGGTGGGGATACCTTTGTCCAGACCCCTGTGGACCCCTACAGACCCTGGAGATGACTTGGAAAGAAATCTAACCCCTGAAGAAGCCAGAAAAGAATTAATCGACCTGGTGCGCCAAGGGCGCACAATAGCCGATGGACTAAAGGTTGTTGGTCGTAGTCGTTCTTGGTATGACACCCAGAGGCGCGAAGCTGAAGGCTTCGCTGCCTATATAGATAATGCTCGGTTTAGAACTCAAGACCTGGCTGAAGACGCTCGCTCTGGTCTAAACGACTTCGCGAGCTTTTCTGAGAAATACCTGGGAGCCAAAGTTTGGGACCATATGCTCAATGTGGTCGATATGTTGGAAGGTAAGGAACCTCGCTGGATACACCAAGCGATGACTTACGAAAAAGGGTCGGCGGGACTCTCCCGCCTCTTGGTAAATGTTCCACCGAACCATGCCAAGACCATGACCATCACGATTAACTACGTGACCTACCGTGTGGTAAAAAATCCCAACATCAATGTCATCGTTATCTCTAAGACCCAAGAGCAGGCAAAGAAGTTCTTATACGCTATCAAGCAACGCCTGACTCATCCTCGGTACGCAGACCTACAAGCAGCCTTTGGTCCTGCCGATGGTTACAAAGCTACAGCCGACATGTGGTCGGCAAACAAGATTTATCTGGGAGCGGATGTCCGCGAATCAGATGCTAAAGACCCTACCGTCGAAGCTATTGGTATGGGTGGTCAAGTCTACGGTGCTCGTGCTGATTTAATCGTACTTGACGACGTGGTCACTCTCTCTAACGCGGGAGAGTGGGCTAAGCAGCAAGAGTGGATTAGGCAAGAAGTTGCCTCACGTCTACCACCTGGAGGCGGTCAGCTTCTCGTAGTTGGTACTCGCGTATCTGCAGTCGACCTATATAAAGAACTTCGCAACCCACAGCATTACACGGACGGAATCGTACCGTGGTCATATTTGTCCATGCCTGCCGTACTTGAGTACGCAGATGACCCTAAAGACTGGAAAACTCTTTGGGGTAAATCAGAGCAACCGCTCACTGAGGATGATACCCCAGATGAGAATGGCTACTTTGACCGATGGACAGGACCGCGTCTTACTGCGGTCCGTAACGAGGCTGGTCCATCCAAATGGTCTTTGGTTTACCAGAATCTCGATATCGCAGAGAATGCAATCTTCGACCCGATGTGCGTTAGAGGCGCAGTCAACGGAATGAGAAAATCGGGTGCGCTGGTTGCAGGCGCTGCTGGTCACCCTGATAATGCTCAGAACTTTTATCGCATTATTGGTATTGACCCCGCGATGTCTGGTGACACCGCAGCAGTTGCTTACGCAGTCGACCGCAGAACACACAAGCGCTATGTCATGGACGTTCACGTCATGAGCAGCCCCACACCTGCAGCGATTCGCTCTTTGATTCGGGAATGGACCGATGCGTATAAACCGCATACCGTTATCGTTGAGTCAAATGCTTTCCAGCTTTTCTTGACCCAAGACGAGGAGATTAGAAACTTCTTGTCAACCCGCGGTATTAACTACCGCCCACACTACACAGGTAATAATAAACAAGACCCAGAGTTTGGTGTAGCTTCTCTGGCTCCGTTGTTTGGAACCATCATCAAGCGTGATGGCAATAACAACAACCTGAAGCATGCTGGTGACAACATGATTGAGTTACCAGACTCTTCAAGAAACGAACATGTAAAGAAGCTGATAGAACAATTGGTTGTTTGGCAACCAGGAGTACAAGGCAAGAAACTAAAGATGGACGCTGTAATGGCGCTCTGGTTCTGCGAAATTGTAGCTCGTGATGTTCTTCTAACCGCTTCAAATGTACCGAACTTTTTAAGTAATGAATTCACTCCGCGTAAGGCGATTGATGACAGGTACATTGTTAACCTAGATGATTTAGCTGCTACTCAGCGAATAGCGAGATTGTGATAATGAGAGAACTTGTACAAGCATATGAGCAATTAAAAGCTCGTAATGCAGAACGCGATAAGCGTATGCGCGATGTTGCCATGGTGCGTGCTGGCAATGCCGACCAGGTATTTCGCGGTCTGTTCCCAGAGGGAACATGGTCGAAGCCTATTATCGCCAACCTAATTGATGTGGTTGCTCGCGATGTTGCTGAGCAGGCAGGTGTACTACCTACCATAACAGCAGCTGGTGATTCATCACTTGATGATTCCCAGCGAACCAAGGCTGATAAGAGAACGAAGATTGCGAACTACTACGTCGCATCTTCCAGACTTGGTACAGAGCTACTGCGTGGCGCAGACCAGCTTGGAACATACGGTTTCTGTGCATTCCGTGTTGAACCAAACTTCAAAGAAAAAAGACCGCACATTCATGTTGAGAATTCCATGGGTGCGTACTATGACATGGACAGATTCGGGGAAGTATCTGTCTACTGCCGTTCATACTTCCGTAAGGCTGGCGATTTAGCAGCCAAGTTCCCCGAAGTCGCAGACAAGATTCTGCAAGCAAACGCATTTGGTAATCGCACTGACGAGAACCAACTACTTGAAGTAGTGCGTTGGACTGATAAACGACGTAGCGTTATGTTCATTCCAGAACGTGGAGGTGTTGTTCTTGCTGAAGCACCAAACAAAATCGGTAGAGTCCCAGTTGCGATTGCTCAACGCCCTTCGCTCGACGGTGAAGTACGAGGCTCGTTCGACGACGTTCTTCCTGTTTATGCAGCTAAGGCGCGACTTGCGCTCCTCACTATGGAAGCTGTTCAAAAGTCTGTTGAAGCTCCTTTGGCTTTGCCCACCGATGTTACTCAACTATCTGTTGGTCCAGACAGTGTCATTCGTTCGAACAGTCCTGAGAAAATACGTCGTGTAAACCTAGACGTACCACAGTTTGCATTTGCTGAGAACAATGTTCTAGCAGATGAAATGAAGTTAGGAACCCGCTTCCCGCAGGCACGTGCAGGTCAAGCAGAAGGTTCTATCGTTACTGGTCAAGGTGTCAAGGCACTTATGGCTGGATTCGATTCACAAATCAAAGTTATTCAATCAATCCTTGGTGAAGCAATCGGTGAAGCTATCTCAATGGCATTTGCTACCGATGAAGCATACTTTGCTGAAGTATCTCGCGAAGTATCTGCAACAGCCAATGGTGTTCCATACAAATTAAAATACAAACCATCAAGCGATATCAACGGCAATTATGGCGTAACGGTTGAATATGGCTTGATGGCAGGACTTGACCCTAACCGTGCATTGGTATGGGGTCTGCAAGCACGTGGCGATAAACTCATTTCACGAGGAATGCTACGTCGCAATCTACCGATTTCGCTCAACGCTGGAGAAGAAGAGCGAGCAATTGATATCGAAGAGATGCGTGACAGCCTAAAGGCTTCCATCTCATCACTTGCACAAGCGATTCCAATGATGGTTTCGCAAGGTCAAGACCCGATGTCTATTGTGGAAAAAATGGCAACAGTTATTGATGAGCGCAAGAAAGGCACACCGCTAGAAGATGCGGTAGCTAAAGCGTTTAAGCCAGAACCAGCAGAAGAAGAAGAAGCTCCAGGAATGGAGCAGCCAGAAGAGCCTATGGGTATGGGTGGCGGTATGCCACAAATGCAACAGGGCGGTAGACCAGCAATGCAAGAACTGCTAGCAGGTCTAACTGGTTCAGGTAATCCAGTTCTCGCAGGTCGAGTAACTCGTCAAATCCCAGCATAAGGAGAAATAAATGTTTGGAAAGCAAGGAAAAGCTGCTAAGGCTCCAGTACACCCAGGACACCAGGGCAAGAAGAATGGTGGCAAGGGCGTTGGACTTGGTCAGGTAGCAAAAGCCCCAGCACCAAAAGGTATCAAGGGCAACAAGAACAAGCTTAAGTAAGGAAAACTAAATGGCGAAGAAGACAACAAGAAAGTATCGCCAAGCGAAAAGAGCAGCAAGACCTGCTGCAAAAGAAGCGTTTCCTGGTAAGACTAAAGCAGCACGCCGTGACCCAATGGCAAAGTACTCTGCTGAAGACCGTGAGGTTTTTAAGGAGATTACAAAAGAATCCAAGGGTCGTTATATCACTGATGATAAAGGCAACAAGATTCAAGTCAAACCTGATGAAACAGCCAAAGAGCGCATGGACCGCGAACGCAGAGAAGCTATGCGTAAGTTTCGTGAGGAAACAGATACTGATAAGCAAGAAGCCCGCGATAAGCGCATGGCTGATAAGCGTAAAGCTGCTATTGATAAGCAAACAGCAGATAGAGCTGCTAGCAAAGGCAAGCGAGCACCAGGACTATTGCAGTCTGCTCCAAAAGAAAAGCCACTTAGCCGTCCTGTAAAGAAGGCTGCTGCAACTATTAAAGAGCGTAAGCGTCCCGCTAAACCAGAAGCGCCTAAGCAATCAATTGTAAAGTCATTAAAGAAACCAGTCAACGTACCAGGAACTCCACTTTCTAAAAAAGTGACTCGTGCAGAAAAGTCAGCAGCCAATAAAGCTGCATGGAAGTCAATGACTCCTGCAGAACGTAAGAATTGGTCAGAAAATAAACCAGGTGCTGCTAAGAAAATTGTAATCACTAAAGCTGATACAGAAAAAGCTAAAACTGCTAAGGCTGGAAAGCCAGAAGTTAAGCTTACGTCAAAAGGTGAAGCAGTTAAAAAGCGCATGCCTGGAATGAGTAATGCAGCAGCAAATTCATTAGGTGAAAGAGTAAAGACACCTGTCTACAACATTACTACCGCACAACCAGAAAAGGCTGCTAAAGGTTCAAAACCAGCAAAGTTTGTACAGAAGAAAGCTGTCGCTAAGAAAGCTCCAGCTAAACCTTCTACAAGCAAAGCAGTTGCTGTTCGTCCTAAAGGCGCTGTAGCTACAGTTGCCAAAGAGGGAACAAAGAAAGCAGCTAAAGGCGGAATCCTTAAAGGCGCAGCACGTTTAGCTGGTAAAGCTGTTACTGGTCGCGTAGGTTTAGCAGTTACTGCTGCATCACTATTGGGTGAGCCAGTACTTAGAGCTTTAACAAAGCAACCAGCAGGTGCTAGAAAGCGCGGAGAAACAAAACCAGTAAGTGAAGTTATTGGAACAAAATCTCGCAGCAATCAACCACGTATCACTGGACAAGGTCGCTTTATCGG